GCATCACCCGGTCCCCCAGGATGGCATACTGAGGATAAACCACGACATAGTTGCCGCGCCCTATACCGAACACCGGATGGTCGGCAACCATGTAGGCGCTGTTTCTCCACCAATCAAGCCGGTACCGTATGGAAGTGTCCGCGCCGATCCCCATCTTCAAGATAAGCAGGGAGGCGATCACGGTTGGAATGATGGCAAGCGTCTTGGGACACACCGCCGCGTTTCGCCAGATCACCACGGCCACGATCACTAGGCCACCAAGGAACGCCGCATGGGAGTTCGTGACGTAAATCCCGGCTCCGATTATCGCGGCGGGGATCAACCCCCACGGTGCCAGGTAAACCGCGATGGGAATAAGCGGCACCATGAAGATACCCGCCAGTGCGGAGTTGCCAATCGATCCCTGATCGCCGGGTAGGAATATGAAGAACAGGGCTATGGTTGCCCCAATCATCGACAGACCCCACAGGATTCCCTCCATGGCCATGGGTTTGACCGCGTTGACGATTATCCAGAAAAGGGAGATCCCCATCAGATCCAAGGACAACGCCAACACCAGCTCGTAGTGGTTCAGCGCCCCCCAGGCCGACAGTACGGACCCCGCGAAGAACAAGGCAATCGGATACTGGCACGGGAGAGAAACTTTTTTGGATTCTAGCAGGTAACCAAGTCCGAAGATTACAAGCAGCCCGACAAACAGAAGTTTAGGTAACTCATACCCATTCACGATCCCGGTGTAGAACAGGAGCAAGCTGGCAATAGCGAGAGGGGGGAAAATCATTTTGATCCTTCCCTCCCGCCTTTAGCGTCTTGTACGCCATCCGCAATTAACCCTTGGAGTGCTCGGTATGTCTCCTCCTCCTTGGTGATTCCGAGACCTAAATTAATGCATTCATACCAATTCCACGGGATATACCGTTGGTGGAAGTCCTTACTGAACTCACATTCCAGCCTGTTGAATGGGATTTTGAGAACGTACTCTTTTCCTTCCTCTATGGAGAACAGGAACCAAGCCAAGAGCATTGCCATAATTATTTGTGATCTCATCCCGGTTCCGAACTCTGGGCCTTTCTCCCGCTCGTCCTCGCACGGGCATGAGAAGTAACCAACTGCTCCCCCCACTGACGAGCAAGCATCTTCCATTGGGGCAAACGCCTGTCGTTGATCCCGTAACCTTCACAAGCGATCTCCAGGGCCTTGAACAGGATCGCCTCCCAGGCATCTTCGGTAAACACATTGGTGTCACTGGCAGAGGCCAGGTCGGTGAGCAGCCCGTAGTAATTTCGATTGAGGGTAACAACCTGATCCGGGGTCTTTCCCAACCGGATATTGGCACCCCACACCGTATAGTAGGTTGGTACGCCCTCTTTGCTGGGGTCGGGGAACAGAATGTCGAAGGCTTCCTTCTCGCGGTAAATCAGGACTACCGTGGAGCTATTAGTAGGATGGGTGTACCAAAGGGTATGGGGTCGTAACCAGCCGGTAGGGACGCTGTAATCGTATGTGGAGGCAACGGTGGCGAAGGTGTCAGTTATCTCGCCGTACCTCAGATCGTACTGGCGAAGGAAGAACCGGACTGCCGCGTTGATGCAATCGAGGCGGATAGCGTCGGGTAGCCGGGTGGTATTAACATCACCCAACCAATTTCCCATTGCCGCTTGTAGGAGTGTGAGTGTAGTGTTTGCCACATTAGTTGAGGAGGCTTTTCTTGGGAAACTTGGCCTTCAAACTACCGGGTCCGCCTTTCGAGTGCCCAAGGTTCTTAAAGAACTGCACTCGCTTCTCATCTTTCCGCCCTACTTCTTCCTTGGATAACCTGACCGGGCCCAAAGCCCGGCCAGGTTTCGAGGTCGAATAGAGCCTATACCCGTGACCTTCTTTTCGGATCACAGATTAAAGCTACAACCCGTCGGTGCGGTTGTGCTTTGCGCCCAACTCGTATCTGAGCCGTCGAGGTCAATCGTCATGTAGGTAAGTACGCCCCCGTTGTTGTACTGGATGATGAACTGATCGTTACAGGTCAGAAGGGCAACCTCGGCATCCGAACTCAGGTCCGTGGTCTCGGCCACATCCGACGTTTCAACGATGTGGAATCCCCCAATGTCGGTCATCTCGAACAGATCGGTCCCGTCTTTCTTTTCGACGGTCATGTTCCCGGCGATCCTCACCTGGGGATCGAACTGCACAAAGTCCAATGCCCCGCGCACCTCATGGAGGCTCGTCTGAGCTATAAGAAGGGTACCGGTAATCAAACCGCTCAGTAGCACCACAAAAAACGTGACAATCCCTATCTCGCGGAGTTGTTTCATCTTTGTCTCCTTCTTGGTTACTTGGACCGCGTGCGTCCGAATGCGTGGTCAACGTCAGATTGATGCCCGCGCTTGGGATACTTCAACCCCATCTTTGCCGGGGTCTTATCCCCGCCACCTTGACCTTTACTCGCCCGGTTGTGTGGTTTTCCCTTACACATTGAAACGTCCGCCCGGCTGACTCTCGTTCCTTTTAGTCCGTACATCGTTTCCTCCTTGCATCCCAGATAACACCTAACCGCCTAATGCCCTTCTCAGTCGCACCGGATACGGGCTTGCGGCTACTTTGCCTTGAATTTACCCTACACCCCCATCCCCAAAATTCATTGACGACCTCAATCTCGCGGGTGAATGAACATCAACCACCCGTCGTTTTCTTTCATCTTGGCAATCACATTCGGATTCGTGGTCTTGAACAGGCCATTCTCGAACTTGATGTCTTTGCCGATCCTGAGCTCCTTGTACTTGTTACAGACAAAGGCCATCTCCGCTACCTCTTCAACCGGGTCTGCTTGCTCGCTATCAACCACCTTCTTCTTGAATGCCATCACTAACCTCCGTAGCCGATACACAGACAGGTGATGATCGTACCGTTCAGATCCCCGGCATCGGCAACTCCCATAGCCGCCGCCCCGTCAGCTTCCTCATATGCACGAAGAAGCGCGTTGGCGCGGTCCCACCACACCCCATACCCACCGGGAGTTCCCCCAGCCGGTATGACCGCCAGAAGCGTCCCGTTTGTAGGAAGCCCCACATTTGCCGCGGTAACGGCCCAGGTCGGCCCTGCCGTGTCGAACGTGATGTCGTACACGGTCATCATCATGCCCCCACGCAAGGGAGGCATCTTGGCTCGTTTGGTGAAAGTTAAAGCCATCACTGCTCCTTTCATCCGGGGAAGGGCAGCTACCTGCCCTTCCCCGAAGTTAATCGCCTACACCGGATTGAACACCGGCATCAGGTTGGAAGATTACGGCACCAGGGCGGACATATTCTTGGCAACCCCATGGACGGTCTCATGCTCGAGCTCCAGCCCGATCTCGGTAAGCCACTCGTCTGTCACGCGGTCATCCCCAGGACTCTGGACGTTCTCCCTGTAATGGGTGTCCCGGTTCTCGCCGTTACCTATTAGCGGCCTGTCGACCAAATATTTCTGGTCAATTAACAGCCCCCAATCCTTAAACGTGGCACTCTTGGAGAACAGTGCGTGTTGCCTAATCTGCAACGTGCCATACGGGGTGATGTAGGTCTGCATCTGCATCCCGAAGCTCTCGGAGCGCGGGGTCATCTCGATCTGGCCGTGGATGCGGCCCATCTTGTTGATAACCGTGATCGCCGTGTTACCGGCCAGGAACAGCTTCTCGTTGGATCCGTTCTCGAAACAATCCTCCAAGAATGTCTCCCAGGTGTCGATGTCAACTGCGTCCGCGAAATCCGTCACATTGGTTGTGACGAGGGAAACGAATCCTTTGGTTGTTCTTTGCGGTTGAACTCCAGAAGTGTCCTCCACTCCGGTCCCGAAAATATAGGCCATCTCTCTTTCAATGGCGTGAAGCTCCAGGGCCTCACGTTGCCGCTCCAGGTAGTCGTTCCCGGTACGGATATGCGTGGCCTTCTGCGTTCCCGTTACGTCGAGCGACGTTCTGAATATCTGCGTGTAGTTCAGCGTGGTTGAGGGATCGTAGGTGATCGACGTTGGGACACTGGCACCTTCCAGGTGGCTCGATCCGACGATTCTCACTACGTCGGCATCGTTCATCGTTGCCGCCGTGGATCCTTTGCCCCTGGCTACGCTCAACGAATCAAAACTCCCGGACGGGTCCGAAGTCACCCACATAACTTCGAGCGACCGCTCGTTCATTATGGTGTGGCCCTTCCTAAAAACTTTTCCGGGATTCGTTCCGCTCAAGGTGAGCGTGGTTATCGCTGCGGAGTGTGACCCGCTAATGCTGGCTGTTTGGGTCGGTAGGCCCTTGGTAAAAATGGTAAATTCTGGATCGTCGGTTGCTTCGACCTTCAACTTTGAGAGCAAAGCGGTGATCGATACCGGCGAGTTAGGGAACAGCAATAGGATAAGTTCTCGATAATTTTTGGGCCTCTCATCGGTTGAGAAATCGCCCGTTCCTCTTAGTCCCAATACTGGCATAGTTTTTCTCCTTTATTCTGGTACGGGAAGCATTGCCGACGCGAGTTGATCCAGGTGCGAAGGCGCCCCGGAACTGTACGTTCCAGGGCGAGATGATGGGCCCTCGCCGCTAACATTGGATTGGGCGGGTACCCTACCCCTGCTCGGCTCTCGCCCCGCTTTCAGTGCATCTGCGTTGTAGGCAAACCATTGCTTAGCTAAAAACGCCTGGGCCACATCACCTGAGACCTGATCCAAGCTGGGATTCAAGTCGAACAGGTACTCGATAAAACCTTCCCTGGTATCTGCATCGTTTAACAAACCGTAAACCTCGTCACTCGGCGCGAGGATATCGAGTTGCGCGCCGATCTTATCCTCGATCTCAGTCTTTACTTCCTTCCGCCTTACACCGGACGTTGCTTGCTGAAGTTCCCACACGGCTTGGCGCAGATCCTCAATCTTGCCTTCCTGGAACAGAAGGCGGGTGTATAGCGTGTTGATGGTTTCCGGGTACATTTCCACCACATCGGCTTCCATCTCCCCGGTTTCGATGTCCCGTTGGATCGCTTGCTTTACCAAGGGGCCGTATTGCTGCTTGACGCTTTTCCAGATTTCCTCCGGCGAAGCCTGTCGGGCCGGTGCTTGCGCGGGGGCTTTCTTTAACTCGTCGAGTTCCTTCAAGTTATCGAGGTACTTGCTCTGGAGGTGCTGGTGCTGATCGTAGGTGGTGACGAGCTTGGGGAGCATCCCCTGCTCTTTTAACTGATCGAGGGTGTACTCCTGGCCGTTGACCTTGTAGAACTCAGTGACGGGTTTTGACCGCTCATCCGCTGGGATAACTTCGGTGCTGGGCTCATTTGGTTGTCCAGGGATGGACTCAGGTGGGTGCGTCCGCCGTGCAGTCGGCCTGGTCGGAACCTCGGCGTTCTCTGTCGGCTCCTTGGCTGGAGTCCGTGTTGGCGTTTTCTTCGCTGGCAACCGTGGACTGCTCAGACGTTCCACTAGGGCGTTTTTATCTTTTGCTTCTGCCATAAAAATACCTCTCCCGTGATTGCTCCCGCTATGCAGGTCGGCAATCTTGGGTTCCTTTCACATGGCTCCCGGCCTCCGAACCAGATCGGCCTCGCGCTCAAAGCCAAGATTGCCCTTGCGGGTTCTTGGAAACTTCGCGGAGTGCGCGTTGGGGTAATTGTAAAGAAGGGAAGCTTGGGAAGGAAGGAAAAGGTTAGGAGTTGGCTACGCTGCGCTACTGTGGGCTACTTTTTCGTCATTCTTGAGCCATTCATCGATCTCGGATCGATACCACCGCCGACAATTCCACCTTTTTGAGCCACGCGGGAACGCCTTTTCGCGCATGAATTTATAGATCGTTTTAGGGTGGACCTGGAGGTATGCCGCCACTTGATCGACGGTTAATAAATGATTTTCCATTGCTACCTCTTGCTCAACTCTTGAAGGCTCTTTCTCTCGCTTTCGTACTCCCGAATCACCTGTAAGGGACCGTCTGCCTCGCTGATTATCTCTCTGACCTGGCCCATGATGTAGACCGCCTGGGTCGCCTCACCTCCCTGGTACGATCTCACTAGCCTACCGACCCTCTCCAGGGCCTTTTCTCGCTTCTCTGTCCACTCCTCGGACTTGATCAGCTCCAGGGCGCGTTTGTAGGTGGTCTCAAGGAGTTTTAGCTTCGTCTTCTTCGCTTCTATTGATCGAGTTACTGGATCTTCAGCCATTTTCAATACGGATAGATCTCTCAAACTCAGTCATGCCGCCGCGTTGGCCGGGATAATATCCCCCGCTTGTTGCTGCCGGGCCACTTCCTCATCGGGAAGGACCGTTACCGGGGGTGCCTGGGGCATTTGCTGGATCTGGCGGGGATCTTTGTAGAACGATTCGAGGTTACGCACCCCGGTGGCCTCCACGCCTTCCTTGAACAGCTCATGGATGTCGAGCATCTTGCCGTCAGCCCGTGGCTGAAGGAGCATCGGGTTCTGGGAGAGTTGCGCTCCGATCCTGTCCCAGACTTCAGGGAGATCTTGGGCATCCGGTGGCATGACCGCCGATCTACCCACATAATCGAAGTTCCCGTGGAGGTCCTCGGGGCGGACCATCATGGACGTTTCACCCACCTCACGGGCGAGATCCCCGCTAATCCTCAAAAACTGCTCCATTTCGGTGAATTGCTGGCGGTTCGATATCAACTGCCGGGCCATGGGATTGAACGCCATAATATCGAACAGGACCGCGTGAAGTACCATCCTCTTACCAGCACCCGCCTGAATGAGCTTATTCTCCCCTAGCGTGCGTTTTTGAGTGGTACCCCTAGCCTGACTAGTCTCCGATACGGCCATCATTCTAAGAGCCATATCCATCAGCACGTTGTTGTCTTGCAGCATTGGCCGGGTAACGTCGGACAGGTTCATCTGGTGCATCATCTGATCGATGGAAAGCCGCCCCTCTATCAACATTTGCTCCCCTAACTGGGAGAGGCGGAAATGGCCCCCAGCATCGCGGTCAAACAGATCGGCTTCCTCCACAAAGCTCGGCCCGTAGACCATGGAGTTGTTAAGGTGCCGCATCACGTTCTGGATGTGGGAGTTGAAGATCCAGTTCATAAACCGCTGAATTCCATCGAGATTCTCAATCAATCCTGGGTTCTCACCAACGTGCGGATCTGGGTGCGCCTCGGCCTCCGCGTAAGTGAATTTCTCGTGTTGGTACTCGGTGCGGTGCGCCCGAATAATTACCTGATCATCGATCCATGAGAACCACCAGATTTCTGGCAGGGTACCGGGTCCAAGCTTCCATTCCTTGGGGATCAATTTCACCTGGAGATGGTCGATGGCATGGAAGCCGTGATCCAGCTCGTCCACCGACCCAGTCATCCTGAACCGGGAGGTATCGAACTTATTGATCGTCCTGCCGAAGCTCCCACGGCCCCTGGAGGTCTGCCTGGCCCCGCCAATTGCACCCTTACTGATCTTATCGACATTGAAATAGACCCCGCCGTTTTTCTTGTCGCGCTCCTTGATCCACATCGTCCCTCGGTAGACCCGGTGACCGGTGAACTCCCCATTCTGGAGATCGGCGATGGATACGCGGGGATCACGCCATCTCAGAAACGGGTCCACGGTATGGATGAGGCTGTACTCGCGGAGGGTCTCCCAGCTCCTTCTCTCCGTCGGCATCTTCATGGCCTGTAGTATGGCCTGGAACTTCGACGGTGCCGACCAGTGCTTCCAGCCCATCTCCCTCTCGAAGCTGACATAGAACGTCCCCTGGCCGTACCGGATGGAGTCACCCACACCGCTAAACACCTGGAGAGGGAACGCCGTCTGTTCCTGGTCGTAACTCAGGACCGCTTGCATCATCTTTGCTGGCTCGACATCCTCGGGCCCGATACCCATCACCTTCAGGATCGGGTTCTGGCGCATAAAGATACCCATCAGCTCAGTCTTATGAACCTGCTCGATGGCGTAAGACAGCGGGACAACGATTGACCGCTCCCAAGGCATTTCCTTTTTGTTAGGGTCCACCGACGCATCGCCCTTCTTCGCCTGTCGGCCCAGGTCGATGTACATTCTCAGATGCTCATCTACCCGGTTCCAATCATCAGCTCGGTTCGATACCACCCGCTCGGACAGTTGCCGCCGGGCGATCAGACGCGAGATGATCTCCTGGTGGAGGCTCGTCCCATGAGCCAACCTAGACTCCGTGGGCTGATCAGTCTCTCGTATCCCGCCGCCCTGCGGATTACTTGCCGCTACAATTTCATCAGCCATTAGCTCTTAGCATTTCCTCGGAGGTGGAAGGCTCTCTCCGCTCCCTCGGCCCCGCTGGACACTAGCTTCATCGCCCCCCCGATCAGCGGATCGATGGTCACTGAGTTGCCAGCCGTGACATTGACATCCGATCCTCCGCTCTGGAGATCGCGGTACGTCCCACCGGCCTTCTCCGCTACCTGAACCTTGACGGTGCCGGTGAGTGCCGACGGCGCGAGAATGCTCATCACCATCTGCCGCCTCGCACCATTCAACTGGAGATCCAGTTCGTCGGTCTCTGTCCCTGCATTCGCAATCGTGAGCGTTGCGTTTCTCCATCTCTCTGTCGATACCGCCATTGGTTTATCCCCCTTTTTATTTCAACCCCATTCAGGTAATGCTCCCCAGCACATTCGCATTGGCACCCAAGGGTCTTACAACTGTTCGTCTAGTATGTCGGTTTGGGTTTTCTTGCCGTGACTTCTCCTGTATTCCTTCTCTGATTTCGCTTCGCGCTGGAGCCTCCTCCATTCCTCCTCACACTGGCTGCAAAACACCGGGAGTACCCCGTCGGGCTTGGTGAACACCGGCCTCCCGCATCCTCTAACGCATGACCGGAGTGTAGGCTTGACCCCCACCGTTTTGCCAAGCTGGCGGTCAAACTCGGCCCAGAGCTTTTCCTTGCCGAACCGGATCGCGCACGAAGCGCACACATAAGCGTTCCCGGAAGGATTCAACCGGCAAAGGTTGGTATGCGCGGATCCCTTGCCGCAAGCCACACAAGCGCACTCTTTCAGGTCGTTAATGCTGAAAGACATTGCCGTTGCTTCCTGTGCTGCTTTGCCGCTTTCGCCGCGCCCTCGAACTCGTAGCTGGCACTCTTAATGTGCCCCATCGGCTACTCCTCCCAACGCGATCAGCGTCCCGGCAATCTCAAACGTGCGACAGTTGCTACACCGCTTCTGGATTTTTACATAATCCACTGTGATCAACATTTTGTTGATAACCATGACCGGCTTACTCGAACACCAGCACTCCTCCATGTCACTTGTTACGATTGGCTCGTTTAGCCTTACTTCGCTTTTTAGCTGAAACATGAGTGCCATGGCTCTCCTTTGCGAGTTCATCCATCTCTGCCTCTGTTCGCTCATGCGGACCCCAGTACTTCTCCATCAGTTGGCGGGTCTTCGACTTGAGTAACGCATCGTCGCTACCGCGACCTGTATCCCCTGATAGGTTCTCGATTTTAGGTTGCTCTGCCATGCTCACTTGAATGTTATTTTCATAATCCCTGCAATCCCCATACCGCACGCAGCGGTTCGCGTTTCTTTGCGTTCGATGCGTAGATCGTCTTGTTCTCACTCATCCAACAAATGACCGCCTGTAAGGCTCTGCCTGACGCTTGGGTTTCTTCCTCCAGGTCCGCTCTGACCTCATCCAGACGCAGCCGATCCTCGGCAATCAACCCCTCAACCTTTTGTCGGCCCAACTCATCGAAAGCGTACTTGGGGGCCTCATAGCTCACAAGCGGGATCTCCCCGCTGCCGTAGCTGAGTTTGGGCATCCTCCAGATAAGTTGCCGAGCTTCCACGGTTTCGGTAACGACGTGGCTGAATTTCAGATCCATGCGGTATTGGACAAGCGCATTCTCGATGGTGGGCCAGGCACCGACCACCCCACCGACCGCAGTAAAGTCTTGAGGCCCGGATGGCCGTAGCGATTCCCCAATGACCACCAAGGCCCCGTTAGATCTGTCGAACTGAGGGAGCGCAAGGCCACAGCATACGCGGATGAACTGTTTTTGCTCCTCCTCGAAATCGCCAAACCAATAGGGATCGCCCGGAAGATTCTTCTTGTAGCCAAGAATCATGGCCTTGTCAGCATACTGATTTTCTGTCCAAGAGCAAGGGAAATATACTGAGTCATTAAAAAAAGTGTTATCCCCTGACATAACCACCTCAGAAAGAAGAAAAGAAAAGAAAGAAAATAAGACCGAAGAAAGGACTAGCCCAATGCCTGTTGATCTCCTTATCTTAGAAATACAGTCCTCAGTTCATCCCTCGATAGGGTTGTAATCCCCACGGTCTAAACTGGCCGAGGGACATTTAACACCATCTTGCTACGCACACCCTTATTGCTTTAGGTTGCTCCAACTAGGGGGAGGGTCTATGGCAAAACTCTTAGCTTCACAAGTCGCAAAAGGGGCAAAGATGCATCCGGACACGGTCCGCCGAGCGGAAAAGAGGGGCCTGATTTCATCGGTCCGGGACATCAATGGCTGGCGCCGATATTCCGAGGACACTATCGAAAAACTCCTGGAACTCTACGGTGGTGGGGGTGAGAAAAGGGAGAACGTTTAAACAGGAAGTCCGTGCGGTTGGCTGCCCTACCACATCTTTTCTTAGCCCCCAGTCTGGTTGGCGCCTGCTGGGGGTTCTTTTTAAGCTCCCGGGGAGGAGACGGATCTGTCCACTTTGCTTCGTTGGGTTCCCAGCGACTCGGCTCGGACTCGTTCCATGAATTCATCGATGAGTGGGCGGATCTTCCCCATGAACTCATAGGCTTCTGGTTGATTTCCGTTCAGCACCCCTACTGACTCGATCCCCATAGGGGTGAACACCAAGCCGATACGAAATCTGTCATGTAACATGTGGATGCCCTCCTACTAGAGGAGACGATTTTGTCCAGTTAGCGGGTAGCTATTTAAAAAGAATGGCAGTAATAGGGGCAGTTCTAGGGGGTTTTCCTGTTTTCCCCCCTTTCCTAGACATAGGGGGGGGAAAGGGGGAAAGGGTCCCTACTGTTGTTTATTTAAAAAACAGACAACGCACCTGGAAGACCAATCTAAGAGCTATCGAGCGCAGCTTCAGTTTCTGAAAAGGCAAACAAAACCGATCCACTTACCATTTATTTTCATTTCTCCTTGTTTCAGTGTTGACTTACTAGCACAAAATGCTAGATTTAAAGCTCAATACAGAATCTGCTTATTAGCGTAGGGCAGTAGCCCGAATAACCAGGAACATCATGTTATTGAAAAGGAGGCGAGTCCATGGAGCAATTGATTGACCATAAAACGGTGGCAAAACTGTTGGGGGTTCAACCTGGAACAATCTATGTATGGGTGTCCCGTCGGACAATTCCCTTTATGAAGGTGCGTGGCGCACTAAGATTCCAGCCTTCTGCACTGGAGAGTTGGCTCAAGGAGAGAGTATACCAGCCTGAAGCTGCCTTAATGAGAAAAAAAGGAGAAAAAACAATGATTAATTCGAAATGGATTTACGTTGGTGACGAGGTCGAGTATCAGCCTATCGACCCCCCCCTGAACGAGAGTCCGTGGTCCCGCACCGCCAGAGTGATCGAAATCGGCAGGGATGACCATCAGATCAATAACTACAACAAGGTGTTGTACGAAGAGAAGAGCCAATACGAGTTCACTCTCGACGATGGCCGGTGGTGCTATGGTCTCCAGATTCGCTCGGTCAGCGAGTGGTTTTGCCAACACTGTGACGAGCGATTTATAAACGAGGATGAGAGGGATAACTGCGCCTGCTCTGCGAACGAACGAGACCGAGCGGAGCAGTACAGCATTGAGCTGGCAGATGCTCGTACCAAGGGGGAATTATGAGTACGGCACCCCCGCATTGGCACACTTGCAGTTGCGATTGCGGATGCCAGTTTTTCGCGGGGTGCGAGTGTCCGCACCCCCGCTATTTCCAGGGTGTCTGTCAGCGATGTCGTCGGGGCGAGCACCCAGGAACGTCGAGGGAGGCGATTATAACGCTGCTCCCCGCTTGGGTGCTACACTAACAAGAGAAACCGGGGGGATCTGATCGAGGTCTTCATAGCCCTCTGGTTCCCGACAGGGAACCTGCTCTTCGTTCCCCGATTCCTCATTTCTGAGTCCTCTGAGGGTGCGGAGTGGGGTTTTTTTGGGGGACCCCTCACAATCCTCTAAATCCTCTAAATTCCTCTCGGTCTCCGGATCTCCGGATCCTCTAAGTCCTCTGGTAGGGTTTCCCCTTCTAAGTAATTGAATTTGTGTAACTGGGCCATACAGAGTAATCCCGTGGTGGCAGAATGAGATATGGTGAAATGAATCTGTTTTAGAGGGTCGGGGCGAGGTTCGATCTTATCAATTTGCAAAGATGGCCCCGGCCACCACGCTGGTCCATAGCCCGTCCTTGTCGCCGATGGCGGATTGGGTGACGTTGCGGGTGACGACGATCTCTTGGCTCAAGCGCCAGACCTCTTTGCGTTCATCGTAACTCGTGTTGGGGTCGAATTCCACTCCCAGCACCGTGGCTAGCATGGATGCGGCCAGGTCCTCGGCATAGTCCCCCGCCTTTTCTTCGGTTTCTCCGAAGCTGTGGTGCTCCGAGAGATATCCGTAATGGGAGGGTTCATTGGGTATGGACACCCCAACGGAAGCGGCAATGAGGCGATGGGGTTCACAAGTCGCATTGTCGCTAATCACGCAAAAGACAATCTGCCCAGGAGTGAGGAACTTCTGACCCTCCTCTCGGGATATCAGCTTGCAGTCGCCCGGAAGGATGCTGGTGACGCGCACGAGGTTGAATTGAGCGATCCCCGCGTGACGCAAGGCCATCTCAAAGCTGGCCAGCTTCTCTCGGTGTTTGCCGACTCCCTTGGTCAGGAAAATTTTAGAAGGAGTGAACCCATGGTTACTCATAGTCTGTTACTGAAGCGGAAAGGAGAAATCACTTCGTTGCGAGTTCCCACACGCTAAGCCTTGGCTTGCCGACCCAGCTATCTAAGCGGTGGCCAAGTGATGGACGACGGCTTCCATCAGCCTTTCGCCGTCGGTGCGGGACTGGTGGAGTTTGGATTCGAGGTCGTCACACACTCCCATGACATGGTTAATCTTGGTGACGATGCGTCTTTGTTCAGGCAAGGGGGGCAGTGACAGGGTAATTAGAATCATACGGGTGAGTCCAAGATCCCTGTTACCAATGCCATGGGTATACATTTGCGACTGTGCATAACAGTGTGGTGAATTTAGGGTCATTGCAAGGTATTCTGGAACAATTAAATCCTTAGGGTATTTCAGCACAGCTAAGTGAACCCAGACACTGAATTGGAAATCCAAGGTGTTAACTCTTGCAACCCCTGTTGTGCCTCCCTTCGTGTAAAGGATATCTCCTTGCTCCGGACATACTCGCTTACAGAACTCCTCGTGATCAGCCTTTGATACATACTTAACGCTATCCAACTCAAAGCGGTCGACAAACACGTTGCGCGAAGAAAGGAAGGGGACGCCTTCGTTTCTCCGGACGTAACTCGGCGAGAAGTGAGGGCCGTCAGCCACCTGAGTGCTGAGATCTCCCAATCTTACCCATTCCCAACCCTTCGGTAACTTATATGGTGCTTCATCAGGATCGATTTGTGGTAAGTGCTTCGATTTCTTGATCCTCCTATCAGCAATAAGCCGCTCCTTTTCGGCGGCGATCTTCTTCAATAGCTCTGAGGTGGGTTCATCGTTGGAGTCCTGAGGGACCAGTCTGCCCATGACGGCAAGTTGGAGGATCGACTGGCGCAGGGCGGCGACGTTTTCTGGAGTATCGTAGAGGAGGTCGAAATGGTCCCGTATCCGGGTCCAGCCCTTTCGGGACACCTCTATCACGGGCGCAGTGAGCGTGTGGAGGCATGCCCCGTTCATTCTCACACGAACTTCATCACGTTTCTTATTCCTTTCATCCAGTTTATCGCAGAGAGTCATCAGTTCGTCTACTTTTGCGACGATACGCTTTTGTTCGGCGAGGGGAGGGAGAGGAAAGGAAAGAAATCTCATTTCCTTTCCCGAGATTTCCTTGAATGTAGTTCCACTGGCATTATTGTTGATTTCATCGGCGGCATGTTGCAAGTAGCGATAAATATAGTCACTCATCCCGTCCACATAGGGGACGCATGATTTAAAACCTTGGTTTGTTGTAACCTCATTTGCGGCTATGGCTACGTAACCAATTGGTGCTCTGCTTGAGAAGAGAACGCTTCCTGCGGGCATCAATTGCGCAGAACTCTTGGCGAGTCCATCCTTAGAAATATCCCGGCGTCCTTGTTGAACATACTTGCCACGAAATCCGTAGAGATCAGCTGGAGTGAGCCATGGAATATCTCTTTCGGCGTAAAGAGTGCTGTCGTTTGTCCGGGGGGTTCCACCACCAACGACTCGAAAAATATTACCAATCCTCACCCATTCCCAACTGGCTGGAAGTTGATAAATTATCTCGTTGGGTTCAATTGGTGGCAGCGGCATTTCTTTCCTGAGCTTGCCGCTAGCAATTAGTCTTTCTTTTTCTGCTTTGATTCTCTCCAGCAGTACGGATACAGGCTCTTCCTGGGGATTCTGTTCAACTAATTTCCCCCGTACTGCCAGCTGAAGGATCATTGCCCGAAGTTTTCTGATGCCGTTTGGTGTGTCGGCCAATAGCCCAAAATTGGCCTTGTTGGTAGAACTAGATGAATTCCTATTGAATGAATACATAAAGGATTACTCTAATGCAAGAGGTGGAACCGTTTGCCTCTTTCCTTTCACCCGCTTCTTTTTGATAGGGGTAGGCTTTTGGGTTCTTTGCTTCTTCTTCATGCTAAATCTCCTTTCATCTCAGACTCGGATACAACCTGCTCAGTCCCGTGTGGTTAGTGAGATAGATCGCCAATGCCATCGAGATCACCCGGTCATCGTGGCAACCGTCCTGGGCTTCCATCTTACCGTTCTCCATGACCCCGTAGGTCATTAACTCGCTGATGGTGTCGCGGTCCACCACGGCACCCCGATCATCTAAGAAGTTGGCCAGCCCATCAATCAACACCCGCTTGGTCCCTGCCGAACTCAACCATCCAACCCTTTCAACGGCCCTCCTGGTCCGCGACGCAAGCTGCTTGGTGTAGTACAAACGCGGGTATCCGTTGTCCCGGAGCTTGGTTGCCGAGGTGAGTCCATGGGCGGAAGGCTCGGTTTCAATGGCGATCATGGCCCGGTTGTAGGTGTATCCCAATTTTGCCAATTCGTCGGCGAACTTGGACGGCTCCAGGTGCCCGTGAAAGGTGGCCGCGATGCTCATGTTCTCCGTATCAAGGACATGGGCAGCGGAATAATCCGCTCCTTCCAACCCCGCCGCTGCATCCGCCCCGATCACATACCGCCCGGTTGCCCTCGGCGGATCCCACATTCTGACCCATCCCTGGTCGTTCTCCTCCAGGCGCACATGGAGGAAGTTGCCCTCCGTTGGGGTCAACCAACCCCTGAACTTGGGCTCCACAACCTCGTTAAGCATCTCGTCCAGCCTATCAATGTTGAAACGCGGCACCCCCACAAAGACCGCGATCCGCTCGCCCTTCAGGAACCGCTGTATGAGGGCCCTCTTGCCCTCCCAGGCACGTTCGAGGGTCGAGTAGTAGTCAGGCCTCAAGTTCTTGGCGTTATCGCTCACAGGGAACATCCAGTGCGCCCAGTTGAGGGATCTGAGGTACTCAGGTGACTTGTCGATGATCCGCTTCGATGCCCAATGGATCAACGGTGGGCTATTGCAGGTCATGGCAAGTTCCCCGCCGCCAATGGCTTCCGCCCTTCGCCGGTCCCTGGTAAGCCGGGCTATCGCCATATCGAAGACGCCCTCGGCTATGCCGGGACTGACCTTCGCCTCCCCCGGCAAGTAAGCCGGTGCAATCTCTTCAAGCCCAATGAAGTCGTATTCCCTGGATAGGAACATGGAGGCATCCTGTTCTGTTTGACCATGGCGGAAGCTCAAGGTGTGATACCTCTCACCAACCCATAGCTTGAAGTCGCACGGCTCTGATTTGCTCTTGTACCCACAAACACCTTCCGGGAACCACGATAAGAATGTTTTGAGGGTGCTATCGGCTAAGTTTCGGTAGGTATCGCGGACCATCAGACCTTCAAGGGAAAGGCCAGCCTCCGCCGCCATTTGCGCCAAGTAGAGAAAACGCCAGCACAACCAAGTAGTCTTTGCCGTACCCAACGGACCCCAAACCAATTTAACCGACGCAAGGGAAAGGTGTGCCGCTTGAGCTACCGGACCCGGATCGTACTCAATCCTTGGCGATTCGTTTTCTGCGCTCTGCGTTTCCATCGAACATCTGGATCACTACGGCGTGTCGGTGGTTCACATCGACCTCTTGGTGGGAATCGGGCATGATCTTTCTAACGGCATCCATCAGGACCGCATCCGCTTTCTCCTGCAAGGCACGGGTAACGTAGCGTTCCGCGATCTGCTCCGCGTAACCGGCCAGCTCCTTCTCCAGGGTCGCTCTGGCCTTTTCCAATCCAATGACCTCAGCCCTGCGTAGCTGCATCTCGGCCTTGGTCGGCCCCCCGGATCCCGGACGCGGACCGCCCGGTGCCATCTTGTTGCCCTTCGTGAATCTCATCTCTTCCTCCCTTTCCTCCAAACCGCACCTTCCGTTGCCTGTCGATCATACTCGCGCCGGTCCAGGTGCAATCGATGATAACCCATTTCCATGCAGAGTCCTATGGCACTGTCGGCGGAGTTACAAACCGCCGTGTAGTATCCCCGCCTCTCCAGCTTGAGGAGCCAGTCTCGTTGAGTCGGTGTGGCTTTGCCCCTCTCTGACTTCATCTCGATCGCCAGGCCTTTTAATTTTGGCCTAGAAGGGGGTGTGTCTAGGATCATGTAATCCGGGAATCCGGGCTGCAATCCCATGTTTTTGAGTTGCCCCATGCGGTTTAAATTGCCTTCGTTCGGGATGTGGGTAAAGATGACGTGGTGGACATTCAACCAGTCTACCAAGGCAATGCACTCGTCAACCTCAGTTGGGTCAATGCGTCTGATATTTCTTTGCGGCAATCCTGACCTCTTTAAGCTCCGGCCAAGCTGTAGCTTGAGATTCACTTTCTGTTCCGACATAGATTTCTCCTAATTCTCCGCTGCCAGCCTCCTCGACATCGGACTCGGCAAAGCCAGTCATACATGAGCCTCTGCAAACTTCTCCGCGTCCTTCACGCGGATCTCACCTGAAATGAGCTTGGGGAGGAGGGTGTCGCGGAGGGCGGCTAGGGTGCGGCTTTCCTTGCTAGCGGTACTGGAGTGCGCAAAGAGTGGTGTGATCAACCGGCCGAACAACTCTACAACGGGCTTCGGCACAGTGACAATGCGGAAGTGATGGAGCGACTCCGCGGGCACTCGCTGCCGCCCACTCGATCCAGTCATGCTCTGAATCGCAAAGTCGCGGAACTCCGTACTACGCGCCAGGCAGTACGCAAACTCGTCCGGGAGCGGCGCCTTCGGGTGCAAAACGATGTATTCGGTAGATCCCCACCCGACCTGTCCGTCGTCCAGGAAATCCACAAAGGCTGTCTTGCCGTTTTCCAGACACGGCGTGATGCGTGCGACCAGCGTGTCGCCATTGACGAAGCGCATCCCCGATCCGAAGGCGCGGTCCACCACCTTGTCGGGCGAGTGGCCTCGCGTCGGCATGTTCGCCATATCGAGATAGGGAGCCTCTACGCTCTTGCGGAGTGCGCGAGTTGGATTGACCTCGATGACTTCGGGCAATGGCACAACCCTCCACCCCCTCGGTATCTTCCCCAGCTCCGAGTCCTCGAACGAGTCAGGAAACAGTGCGGCGGTCTCGGCGTCCATCCCGAAGGGTTTACGACCTTCCACCTTGGCCCTCACGGGATCGAAGTCCACGAACCAGGACTTGAAGATGGCCCGGGCCATGGCTTCGAGAGTCTCGTTCATCTGCCGGTTCAGCTCGATCTTGTCGTCGAGGGTGCCGAGGATATGGGCGATGGCGCGTTGTTCGGGAATAGGAGGACGCGGGATTTCGAGCCTATTAATGTCTCTAATCGGGAGTTGCGGTTGAGCACTACCAGTTAGGAAACGTGCAACTTGGTTTTGAAAGTTATTTGACTGTAGGAAAAGATACAAGAAACGTGGCAGGAGGTCCGATGGAACGGGGCGCATGATTACCATCCCTGAGTTTATCCGGATGTTCTTGAAGTGCACCGATTCATCGAAGTATGCAACGTTTCCAACGGTACCCCTCGTTGTTAGAATAACATCATGACGTTTGAGCTTTCCTTTACGAAGAGCAGCGTCTTTCTCTTCGGTGATGAACGCACAGTCTGAGAAGTTGAAGCCTGTAGTCGTAACGTTTCCGGCGTTCAAAAACAGGCAATGTCCGCGTTTGTCGAAATCGCTCTGCTTTGGATAATTTGTGCCTCTATCGCCGTCGATGATTTCCATAGGCGCATCAGCGAACGATAAAGCCGTCCACTCACCCGCCATATCCCAGCTCCTTCAGATTGGCCCCAATCGCGTCGTCGATCTTCCGTCCCTCGGCCATCTGGCCGCGAAGCCTTACCGTGAGCCGCTGCATCTTCTCCTCAAACGGTTCTCCATCGTCTTCTGCTTCCTCAGCCCCCACGTACCGGCCTGGAGTCAGAACGTAGCCGTGACCCACGATCTTGTCCTTTGCAGCACTCATACAAAATCCTGGGACATCCACGTACTTCCCGGCTCCCTTGTCACCTCGCCAGGCGTGATAGGTTCCAGCGATCCGCCCAATATCCTCCTCCGTTAGCTCCCGGTGGACACGGTCAATGAGGGTTCCCATCTTCCGTGCATCAATGAACAACGTCTCGTCCCGTCGACCGCGAAACCGACTTTCCGTCTTGTTTCGCGATAGGAACCACAGACAGGCCGGTATCATGGTTGAGTAAAAGAGCTGTCCGGGCAGGGCGACCATGCAATCGACAAGATCGGCTTCGATAATGGCCTTTCTAATGTCACCCTCACCCGATTGGTTCGAACTCATCGAACCATTGGCCAGGACAAACCCGGCCATTCCGTTTGGGGCAAGGTGGTGGAGGAAGTGCTGCACCCACGCAAAGTTGGCGTTCCCGACAGGGGGAACACCGTACTTCCAACGAACATCGTCGCGTAGTTGATCACCACGCCAGTCGCTGTCGTTGAACGGTGGATTGGCCAGGACGTAGTCGGCCTTGAGGTCCTTGTGCAGGTCACGGTGGAAGCTGTCGGCGTGTTCGGGTCCTAGGTGAACTTCAATGCCGCGGATCGCGAGATTCATGTTGGCCAATCGCCACGTTGTCGGGTTAGACTCCTGCCCGAAGATAGCGATGTCGTTGATCCTTCCACCGTGGGCCTCGACGAACTTCTCGCTCTGGACGAACATACCCCCCGAGCCACAGCAGGGGTCAAACACTCGTCCCTTGTAAGGCGAGAGCATCTCGACCAATAGCCGAACCACGCATCGGGGAGTGTAGAACTGTCCTCCCTTTTTCCCCTCGGCACTGGCAAATCGACCCAGGAAGTACTCGTAGACGCGTCCGAGGATGTCCTTGGAGCGGTTTTCCTTATCCCCAAGCCCGATGGTGCCGACCAGGTCGATCAGTTCTCCTAGTCGCTGTTTATCGAGGCCGGGCCGGGCGAAGTCCTTGGGCAGGACTCCCTTGAGGCTCTTGTTGTCGCGCTCGATAGCGACCATCGCATCGTCGACGGTCTTTCCGATCGTGGGCTGCTTGGCGTTGCCCTGGAGATGGCTCCATCGGGCCTCCTTGGGCACCCAGAACACATTGACCGCTCGGTACTCGTCGGGGTCTTCGGGATCGGCCCCTTTCTTCTTCTCGGCGACCAGCTTCTCATGCTGCTCCTCGAAGGCATCGGAGATGTACTTGAGGAAGATAAGGCCTAGGACTACATGCTTGTATTCTGCCGCGTCTAAGTTGTTTCGCATCTTGTCGGCGGCCAACCATAGCGTGGCCTCGAAGCCGAGGTTTGCTCCGTTGCTTTTCTTGTCCGTATTCTTTTTCGCAC